CTCAACGCACCCCCTCAACCGTGGTCGCACCGTCAAATAGAAACAACGGCGCAAGACCCCGCAAAATCCAATTGTCTGCTTCACAAGTCTCCCTCGCCAAGAGGCTTGGCATTTCCCCTGAGCAGTACGCCAAACAACTCATCAAGGAGAGTTCAAATGGCTGATGAGCGCAAAGTTCGTATCGACCGTGCAGCCGAATCGCGTCCTAACGACTCGTGGCTGCCGCAATCCGCGCTTCCGGTCCCGGAACAGAAAGATGGCTGGGTATACCGCTGGATTCGCACTTCTTCTTTGGGGCGTCCGGATAACACCAACGTCTCCCGTCAAATGCGTGAGGGTTGGGAACCTGTCAAGGCAGAAGATCATCCTGAGTTGAAGATCATGTCTGACATCAATTCCCAGTTCAAAGGCAACGTCGAAGTGGGTGGTTTGCTGCTTTGCAAGGCTCCCCTTGAGAAGATGCTGCAACGTCAGAAGTATTTCCAAGAACTTTCTGAACGCCAGATCGAAGGTGTGGACCGCAGTTATCTGCGGGAAAATGATCCGCGTATGCCGCTCCTCAATCCGGAGCGATCAACGCGCACCAGTTTTGGACGAGGATAATTCCTTTTCTTTCCACTTTTAGAGGTAACTTAAATGGCTTCAGGAACTGACGTTACGGTACCCTATGGGTTCCTGCCGATTAACCTCATCGGCGGTCAGGTGTATGCGGGTTCGACCCGTATGTACCCGATCCAGTACGGCTATGACACGAACATCTTCTATGGTGATTTCGTCAAAGTCGTGCGAGGTTCACTCACCCGTGTGTCGATTGGTGCTACCACCTCTTCGAACGCACTCACGGGTGTTTTCTTTGGTTGCTCCTACACTGATCCGGTCACGAAGACGAAGCGTTTTAGCCAATACTTTCCTGCTTCGACTTTGGCTGGTGACGCGGTGGCCTATGTGGTTGACGATCCGGATGCTGTCTTCAAGGCGGCGGTCTGCTCGGCAACGACGGTGATGGCTTCTGGCGCTTACGCGATGGTCGGAACCAACCTCTCCTGCATCAACAACACGGGCAACGTGAACACGGGTAATTCGAAGAACGCGATTCTCGCGCCGACGGCTACCCCTGTTACCACGATCCTCCCGCTGCGTTGTGTGGGTGTGGTCCCGGAGACTTCGATTTCGTATACGGCTACGGGTTCTTCCTCTAGCACTACGATCACCCTCACGGGTTCGGGTCTTCCGGCGGCGATTCCGGTCGGAACGAGCGTGGCGTACTACGCCAGCAATGGTCAGGTGATTGAGACGGGTTCGTTCGTAACGGCTGCTGCCGCTGCGGGTGATACTTCGGTCACGATCAACGCGGCCATTGATGTGCCGGGTTCGGTCACGGCGATTCCGTCATCGTCAACGATCATCTTCACGATCTACCGTGAGTTGTTGGTCAAACTTAATGTTCTGACCCACGGCTACTACAGTAGCGTCACTGCCTAAGGAGTTCTAAGAAATGGCTATTTCACGCGCACAAATGCTGAAGGAACTCCTGCCGGGGCTGAATGCCCTGTTTGGCTTGGAGTACCAGAAGTACGACGACGAGCATACGCTCATTTACGAAACCGAAAACTCCGAAAAGGCTTTCGAAGAGGAAGTCAAGTTGTCGGGCTTCGGCACGGCCCCGGTGAAACCGGAAGGTCAGGCCATTGCCTATGACAACGCGCAGGAGGCTTGGACGGCTCGTTACAACCACGAGACGATTGCCATGGGCTTTTCGATCACTGAGGAAGCCATGGAGGATAACCTCTATGACCAACTCTCTGCTCGTTACACCAAGGCTCTCGCCCGTGGTATGGCGAACACCAAGCAGGTTAAGGCTGCTGCCCTCTTGAACAACGGCTTCACCACCTTCCAGTCGGGAGACGGTGTCACGCTGTTCAGCACGGCTCATCCGCTGGTCAACGGTGGCACCAATGCCAACCGTCCGACGGTGGGTGCGGACCTCAACGAAACGTCGTTGGAAGACGCAATCATTGCGATTTCTAACTATGTGGACGAGCGCGGTCTTCTGATCGCCGCCCGTCCGCGCCGCCTCGTTGTTCCGTCCAACTTGATGTTCGTTGCAGAGCGCCTCATGGAGACCACTCTCCGCACGGCGACTGCGGATAACGACATCAACGCGATCCGTAGCATGGGCGCGATCCCGGAAGGCTACGCTGTCAATCACTTCTTGACTGACACGAACGCCTTCTTCCTCATCACGGATGTCCCGAACGGTATGAAGCACTTCGTGCGAACGCCGTTGTCGACTTCCATGGACGGAGATTTCGATACTGGAAATGTTCGCTACAAGGCACGAGAGAGATATTCTTTCGGCGTGAGCGACCCGCTTGGTATCTACGGATCTCCGGGTTCGACCTGATAAATCAACAACTTACGTTGGTTTGGAAAGCCCCCGAAAGGGGGCTTTTCTTTTGCGCTAGACATTCGATAGTGGGCTATATATCATTGCTGTGTCGTAACTACACGGTGATATATGGACTATCCCAAGACTCGCGCAGAGGCGAAAGCAGTTGGCTCTGATTACTACTTCACTGGACAGCCTTGTAAGCATGGTCACATTTCACCACGCAAAACCAAGGGTTCCTGTGTGGAATGCCTGAAGATTGAATGGGAGCAAAACAAGGTTAAACGCGCTCACTACTTCAAGCAGTACAACCAGTCTGAAGCAGGTCAAAAAGCAAAGCAGGAGTACTATCAGAGGAATCGTGAGAAGGTTATTGCTAGGGCGCAGGCAAGACCCATAGAAGACAAAAGGCTGTACAAGTTACAAAACAAGAAAAAGAATCCTGAGTATTACAAATCACTTGTTAGCGTTCGTCGCCGTCGATTCCGGGATGCCACCCCCAAATGGCTGACCCAAGAACACAAACGCGCTATCCGCCAGTTGTACATTGATGCGATGACGGTCACCCGCATCACGGGGGTTCCGTATGTGGTGGACCACATCATCCCTTTGAATGGGGATTTGGTATCGGGGTTACATGTCCCTTGGAACCTTCAGGTAATGACTCGTGAGGAGAACCTGAGAAAGTCAAACAAGGTCATTGACGCAGCATAATTCGTACTGTTTAATCGACTTACCGGGATAATTGAGCCTGCCAGACAGACCCGGCTGACGGTATGCAGACTGGCAGGCGACTCGCATACGAGGTTTAAACATGGCTCAGACAAAATTTTCCGGTCCAGTAGTTTCGACTAATGGATTCGTTGGGAGCGTGTCAGGCACCGTTCTGACCGCCTCTTCCGGCACGATCACCAACCTTCTTTGCACCTCCCTGACGGTGGGTACTACCAAGATTGGTGTAGTGGTCAACGCGGCTTCGGGCGCAGTGTCGGCCCAGCAGGGCTACATTCAGGTTCTGGTTGGCGCTACGACTGCTTATATTGCCCTGTACAAGAGCGTCACCGTTTAATCCTAAAACGGAGGATTCTCTATGGCACAGTATGATATCTGGGCGGTTAATCCGACCAGCGACGATGACTATTTCCGCGCATCTGCGACCATCGCGGCTTCCGGAAACATCGCCCTTCTTGCCAACGATGTCGGTCAATACGGCACAGGTTACAAAGTCTCCATCACTTCTGATGGGGCGGATGCCGGAAAGACATTCACCATCACTGGCGTAAAGGTGGGTGCTACGGGCTACGATGGTGTAGTGACAGAAACGGTCACTGGCCCCAGCGCGACCGTGGTCTATTCGACCAACTTCTACACCCGCGTTAACAGCATCAGCATCAGTGCAGCCTCCACGGGCGGCATCAAGATCGGCTACGGCGGAGACTTGGCGTTCCCGCGCACCCGCATCAAAGGCGTGTTCTATATTGCTTCGTCTGTGGAAGGCAGCATTGTCTTCACGGCAAAGCCCAATAATACCACGCTGCTTAAAATCTTCACTCCAGCCGATAGCACTGCGAATGACTCAATGATTCCTCCTGAGGGAATCTTGACCACGAAGAGTGGTAATCAAGACTTCGCGGTGTTGACGCTGGATCAGGTGTCCAAGGTCACAATTCTCTGCGGGTGAAACATGGCGAAAACCCCAGCATGGCAAAGGAAAGAAGGTAAAAACCCTGCTGGCGGCTTGAACGCCAAAGGCAGGGCTTCTTACAACCGCGCTAATCCCGGCAAGCCGGGTTTGAAGCGTCCTCAACCTGAGGGCGGTCCCCGAAGAGATTCTTTTTGCGCCCGGATGAAAGGCATGAAAAAGAAACTCACCAGCGCAAAAACGGCTAACGATCCGAACAGTCGCATCAACAAATCACTCAGAGCATGGAACTGTTAAACCATGGAAATGATGATTTGGAACATGGTGCTGACGCTCATCGTCGCCATCTTGGGGTGGGTTGTGAAGGACAAGTTCGCTGAACTACAGCGTCTTGGCATTCTTCTCAACAAGACCCGCGAAGAGGTGGCAAGAGACCACGTTACCCGCGCTGAAGTTCGTGCGGATAATCAAGCCCTAATGGATCGTCTGGACCGACTGGAACAAAAGATCGACCGGATCGTGACCAATGTTATTTCTGGAGAGCGCCGTGCCTAAATCCAAAAGCAAAGTCAATGCGGCTGGGAACTACACCAAGCCTGAAATGCGTAAGCGCCTGTTTAACCAGATCAAAGGGTCTGCGACACAAGGCACAGCAGCAGGTCAGTGGTCTGCTAGAAAAGCCCAACTCCTTGCAAAGAAATACAAGGAGAAGGGTGGTGGCTATAAATCATAGGAGTTCAAGATGAAAGGCAAGACTGAAACGAAAATGGCCCGTGGTGGCATGAGCAAAATGGCTCGTGGTGGTATGAGCAAGATGGCTCGTGGCGGCATGAGCAAAATGGCCCGTGGTGGTATGAGTAAGATGGCCCGTGGTGGAAACACCAAGAAGGAAAAGAAGTAATTACGGATAACGCAGCGCATGGCTCGTGGCAACAAAGCGGTTGGTGAAGCCCTTGTAAAAGATTACAAGGACGGTGACGGTTGCCCGGTTGCCACGGTGGATGTAGCCCTCAATACTAAGAACAGAAACATAGCCATTAAAGATCGTGGCTATGGCCCCATGAACCCCGGTGAACAGAACAATAAGTTCTGGAAGGGTATCGCGGATTTATGGGGAATCTCTGTTGCCGAAGCAAAAACTTCGCGTTGCGGAAACTGTGCTGCATTCATCCAGACTCCCAAGATGCTTGCTTGCATCCAAAGCAATCTTGGTCTGGATGATGACTATGAATCCGAAAAAGACATGGTCGAGAATCAAGCCAGAACTCTGGGAGCAGCGGACTTGGGTTATTGCCAACTCTTTGCATTCAAGTGTGCAGCGGATCGTACTTGCCGCGCATGGTTGTTTGGAGGTCCGATTAAGTGACTTATTGGGTTCAGTCGTGGATCAATGAACTTTCAAAACCGGATGCAATCACTGGTCTGACAGGCTGTCCATTTGCCAAAAAAGCATGGGATCATGGTTTCGTGAAAGTGATCGATGCACAGAATCTGTGGGATGTAGTGCATCGTGAAGTTATGTCTTTTGGTGAACACAAGGTAGTCATGTGCGTTCAGGAGAAACCTGAACAGGAGTATGAGCAGTTAGAATCGTCTTGTGCAGCCCTGAACCGCTGGTTTGCATTTATCGGTTTAGACATTTGGTTGCTGTCATATCAAACTGACAAGGCCATCGTGTTTATTCAGTCTCTTTCAGAACTGGACTCTGCGTCGATAGTTCTAGAAAAACTGGGTTACTACAAAGACTACGATACTGATGACTACAACCGCTTGATTCGTCAGCGACGAAATTTAAGAAAAGGTGTCGTCAATGCGTGAATCTCAAAGATCTCTCAAGGCTTGGACTGAGCAGAAGTGGAGGACAAAGAGTGGAAAACCATCTAGTAAAACGGGCGAAAGATATCTTCCAGAGGCTGCGATCAAAAGTCTCAGCCCTCAAGAATACGCTCGTACAACGGCTGCAAAGCGCAAGGGCAAAGCCCAAGGAAAGCAGTTCGTCGCGCAGCCCAAAGGCATCGCGCAAAAAGTGAAGCCGTTTAGACAGAGAGGTAAGTGACATGGCGATGTCTCGTGCAAACATGAACCAGCAGATCACCAAACCGGGCCAGCAGAGAAAGGTCGGCACGGTGATGCGCGAGTTCAAGAAGGGTGAACTGCATTCGGGCAAGAAAGGTCCGGTGGTCAAGAACCCCAAGCAGGCGATTGCCATTGCTCTCTCTGAGGCGCGTAAGGTCAA